AGGGCAATGCAGACGGTGGAAATTGTGGAAAATCGGTTGAAACCGGTGGAGAAGAGACACGGCAGGAGGCGGCGCGGATAGCGGAGCGTCTGTTCCAGCATTACTTCGGCCGGGAAGCGACCGGACACGACGTGGACATGCTGTGGGAGGAGGTCGCCCGGTATGAGACGCAGCCGGACGGCACGTTCACGCCGCAAATCATTCCGGAACGGGTGGAGGTGCTGGAGTACGCGTTCAAGGCGGCGTCGGAGAGCGGCGTGTGCCGCTGGGATTACGTCCGGCAGATCCTCTCCAACCTTGCCGCCCGCCGGCTCCGCACACGGGACGAATGTGAGATTTATGACGCACAGCGAGAATTTGACAAAGACAATAGGAGATGATTTCAGTGGAAAAAGAGATAAACCTTGCCATTACAGACGAACCTTTTGCGCCGTTTGTAACGGCCGTAAACCGGGTCATGAGCATTTCGATGGGAGCCAACGAAAAACAGGAGCTGGAAGGATTCAAGCTGGTCGCCGCTATGGATTTCAGCCTCAGGCGTGTATCTCTGGATGATGAAATATCCCCTTCCGGCGAAGCGCGTGTGACGATAGTACCGAATGTCACGTTTAAGGTGACATCGACACTCCAGAGAAAAATCCAGGCAAAGGGGACGCTGCCGAACAACTATGAGCTGGCCCTTGATGAGAGTACCGGCGATATCCGGATGCGGAAGATCGACGACGGACAGACCTCCCTTTTCGACGAGGATCGTGGGATGACCTATCATGTGGATGCTATCGGGAGCGTAACGCTCGATGAGGTCAGCGATGGGCAGGACGATTAGGTTTACCATCCATCTGCCTCCGGTGACGAAGAAAAACAGCCAGCAGATCTGGTACAAGGGGGAACGGTGCCCGCGGTGCGGCAAGGGAAAAATCCCGTTTGTCTCCCCCAGCCGGGTCTACAAAGCGTATGAAGAGAACTGCCGGGAGATATTCCCCATCCAGCTCCAGAGGCTGCATATCGTTTATCCGGTAAACATTCGGGCCGTCTATTACATGCCGGATTACCGGACTGTGGATATATCCAACCTGCACAGCGCCCTGCACGATGTACTCAAGGCAGTGGGGGTGCTCGCGGACGACAGCTCCCTCTCTCCCCGGATTGTCGTGGGAACGGACGGCAGCCGGGTACTGGTGGACAGGGGGCATCCTCGGACTGTGGTGGAGATCACCGAATTGGAGGAAGACGATACAGGAGATGAGCACGGATGATGATCCAAATGGCAGAAATTGAAGAGGCTGTCCGGGAAGGCGTAATCAGGTTTTACATAGAGGAGCATACGCTCTACGTCCAGCATCAGATTACCGGGGAACAGCTGGTGATCGGCATGGAAAGACGGACGTTTGAACCCGGAGAAGGAGGCAAACACAAATGAACGCGATTCCGAAAGAGCCCGGTACCCAGTTCTATCCGACCCCGTCTGCGCTGGTTGAACGTATGCTGCGGAAGGTGGATTTTGACCACGCTGAATCGTTCCTCGAACCGGAGGCCGGAAAGGGGGATATTGCAGAGGGCATCCTTCGCCGGATTAACCGGGAGAGATTCCGCCTCGGAGACACAAGAACCACTATCGACTGCATTGAATTGGATCCTTACCTGCGGCAGATTCTTCGGTATAACTTCTCCGGAGAGCGGCTGTCCGGGCAGCGTGAACGGTATCATGAGTTGGACAGGATGATTTATTCCGACCGTACAGAAGAACAGACCGCAGAGATGCACCGTCTTAGCCAGGAAATACACGAACTGGACAATATGGAAAAGGTCCATGTCATCTATGACGATTTTCTCACCTTCCATACCCACAAGCATTACGACTGGATCATCATGAATCCGCCGTTCGAGGACGGGGATTTGCACCTTTTGCACGCGCTGGAGCTCCAAAAAAATGGCGGTGGGATTGTTTGCTTACTCAACGCGGAGACCATTCGTAATCCCTATACCAATACCCGGCGAACGCTGCTGCAAAAGCTGGAAAACCTTGAAGCAGAGATTGAATACATACCGGGGGCTTTTCTGCATGCCGAGCGCAGCACGGATGTGGAAGTGGCGATGATAACGGTATCAATTACCCGTCCAAAAGGGAGGAGCGCCATCATTGAACGGCTGCGGCAGGAGCGGCAGACACCGGCCGCGAGCGCAAAAGAACCGGAAGATCTGGCGCAGGCTGACTATATCGATGCAGCCGTTGAACAGTTCAATTTCGAGGCCAGGGGGACGCTTGAACTCATCCATGAGTATGAGGCCATGAAACCGTATATGCTGACAAGCATAGGGGATAAAGAATCCGATGCTATCCTGACGCTTTCTCTTTCCAGGGACAGACACAATTACGCACAGGTCGTAAACATCAATGAATACCTGCGTATCGTGCGGCTCAAATACTGGAAAGCGCTTTTCGATAACCCACAGTTTACCGGGATGATGACCTCCAACATCCGGGAGGAATATGCCGGGATGGTCGAGCGGCTGAAGGACTATGATTTCAACCGGTATAACATTGACGCACTGCACCGAGAGATGATGTCCCGCCTCACGCAGGGGGTACAGGAGACCATTCTGAACCTGTTTGATAAACTGACCGCGGAGCACTCATGGTACCCGGAGACGAAGCAGAACATCCATTATTTTAACGGCTGGAAAACCAATCAGGCGCATAAGGTGGGTAAGAAATCCATCATTCCGACCTATGGAATGTTCAGTTCCTATTCATGGGATAAATCCACGGTTGGCACTTCTGTCGCCTATCAGGTGCTTTCGGATATTGAAAAGGTGTTCAATTACCTCGATGGCGGCAGGACGGAAGAAATCAGTCTGATGGAGGCTCTGAAACGGGCAGAGTCCATGGGACGTACCCGGAATATTGAGTGCAAATATTTCAAGGTCGATCTGTTCAAGAAAGGGACTACTCACATCAAGTTCACAAACATGGAGCTCGTGGACAGGCTCAATATCTATGCAGCACAGCACAAAGCGTGGCTGCCGCCGAATTACGGCCGGGTGAAGTATGAGGATATGCAGCCGGAAGAGCAGGCTGTCATAGAGAGTTTTCAGGGCGAAGAGGCTTATACCGGGATTATGGAGCATGCGGACTATTACCTGGCGGATATTGCCGGTCCCGCTACCATGGAACATCTTCTGGGGAGTGCGAGTTGTGAAGAATTACAGTAAAAACATCGAGGAATTCCTAACATTTTTGCGTACCTGCGAGCAGGACTATCATATGGCGGAGGCGAACGAACAAGAGGCCAACAGCGTCACTCAAGACCTGCTGCACAGTATTGAACTTGAGGAGCATACATATCACGATTACGCCAAATGCTCCAAGGAATTGAGAGATGTTCGGAAACTTCGCAGGGTGGCAAAGGACACCATCAGCCAGATTGCACCTATTCTTGATTGGGTTGAACAGAACAGGAGTACCATAAAAAAATTGGAACAGATTCTTGGAATGGTCAGGAAAATGGAGCGGAGCACGGAAAGCCGCATTTATACTCCAAGGGTGAGAAAACAGGAAGGAGAACAACGAAATGACACTCGAAAAAATAATCGCCAATCTGGAAAGTCAGGTGGAGGATAGGGAATATTCAGCGGATGGGGATCCGGAGAGCCAACTCGCAAAGGATGCTCAGGTGCTGCGGCTTGTGGTGCAGATGCTCAAGGAAAATAAAGGGTTGGACAGGGGACAGTGGGAAGGGTGTGAATATTGTGTGCCAGACTGTGAAGGTTACTCAGCACTCTTTCGAGATGTGAATGGAAAACAAAAAAAGATGTATATTCCGGAGGGAGAAGCAACTATTGTAGTTCCCGGAACGTACAATCATAAAGTGTGCATATCAATTTCGTATTGTCCGTTTTGCGGTAAGCCTCTCACCGAGGAAGCATGTGCAGAGCTGGAGAGGAGAATAGGAGGAAACAATGAAACGATTGACAATTAAAACGCCAATTGGTGCGGCGCTGAAGATGAATAATACATATTTGAGCGAGGATGCAACGAGAGAAGATTTGATGAAACTATATCGCGTTGCAGTAGAACGCTTGGCTGCCTATGAGGACACCGGCCTTACGCCAAAAGAAATCCCCGCAAGAAAGCAAGGCGGTGAAAGTAGCATGGTGAATACAGTTGGCCGGCATGCCTCCACAAACTGGAGGAATCACAGAACAATGAGTGAATGGGTATATGTAGACGGAATGATAGAAATTGATACAAACTCGCGCAGTGACGCAGAAAGTATGTATATTGCGCAGTCTGTTGTGAATCATCTTCCCCAAGTACATGGTTCAGAAGGCAATGTTGAATATTATTTGAGCTTGAAGAATGAGGACAGTGATTATGATTATAAAGATGAGTTTGGAAATCTGAGTAATCTTACGCGAGGGGAGACAGCATACAGCGATTTTAGATGGCAGACGCAGGTAATTATTGCAGTACATGGCGAATTAAGAGATACGAATTTTGACGCTGCATTACGTGAGATGACAAATATGTTAAACCGGTTAAGTTCAAGAATATATGTAAATACATGTTTGGTAAGGGTGCGCTCATATGGACGCGAATTTATATTCCGTGATTCAAACCGTGAATTTAAAAGCAGTTGGATAGCTGGCCGGAGCGTGAACGATTGGGTGCAAAATTGTTTTCGGCAGAAGGGGGAGTTGAAACCATAAAGTTGAAACCATAAAGAGGAGGCGATGAAAGGCGCATGACGATTAAAGAGATTGTTCGTGCCGCAGCACAGGAACATATGACATATGGTGAGTACGTACACAAATACAACCCTCCGGGAGATGAAAAAACATTTCGCCGTCCTGAACGCACATGTGCACGATGCGGGGCAGATATAAGCAACGGGAGCAGATATGCGAAGTACTGCCTCGAGTGTGCAAAGGCAAGGGCCAGGGAACGGAATGTGCAATACTATGCGGGAATAAAAGCGAAAAAGGATTAAGATAAAGCGAGGTGGGCCGTTTGATACTCGATGATGTGGCGAAGATTATGAGTTCTGAATCAGCACGCCGAATCAGCCGGAAAACGGGTCTATCGAAGAATAAAATCTATCGAATGTCAAATGGAATCCCTTTCCTGCTTGATTATGAGACCATATCCGCTTTACATAGCATGGGATATGAGATTTGTCTGCAAAAATTGTCCCACGAAAGGGACAGCTAATATGTTACGATAGAAGCAGGGGAACATCATGAAAGACTTAATTGTTGAGTATAAAGCATGCCTTGATGGCCTCAATCAGCGTTTAGGGGAAATGGAATCCCGAAAAAGCCACATGCGAGGAGAAGACTATTTTTCTCTTATGCGGAGCATTTGCGTGATGAAGGGAGAGATAGACGATCTGAGCCGTACGCTCGACTGGATGATAAAACAGTATGGCGATGGGGGATAATGAATATGCCGCCGTAGCTCAAATGGCTAGAGACAAGCAATGCTGGTTCAACTCCGGCCGGCGGCAAAGACTCTGTATCCGCTGAAAACTGCGCATTCAGTATCTTCGGGATAAGCGGGGGCGTTCCTTTGCGGAGGACACTTGCTGGGTGAGTATGATAATCTAAGCGGATAATGGAGCACCCGCCAGCCCTGCGGGACAGAATGGGGCAAAACGTGCGGTGGCGGAATAGGTAGACGCTATTTGCTGGTGTAGAGATTGGTGCGTGATGTGGGTGTGCCGGGAAACCGGGAAAAATGATTGTGGATGGAGCGTAAAGAGCCGATAGGAACCCCCACCAATAAATTGCACGGGACAAATTGAAAATCCACGGATTTCCTCTTCGGAGGTTGCTCCCGCCGTGCAAAGCTCATGTGAGGTGCAAATCCTCACCCGCACATATACGCAGCCACCCGGCGCAGGAGCCGAGGGCTGTGCCAGGGCTTTTCGGTGCTGGCAAGCTCCCTACTGCCTGGGAGCCGCCCGAAAGGGTAGAAAAACCGACAGACACTTTCTCATTCTCTTGCTGGAGTTGGACCAAGGACGGGCGAAAGAGCGAGCGAGAGCGCGGGACCTGCGATAGTGCCACACATATGGGCATAGCCAAGCGGTAAGGCATTGGACTTTGACTCCAATATTCGCAGGTTCAATCCCTGCTGCCCATGCCATCAAAATAGAGGCTCACATTTGCGGATGTGGACGGTATGAAAACTCCCGGTGACGGCTCGGGAGAGACGAGCGCATATGGACCATTAGCTCAACGGCAGAGCGGGCGACTTATAATCGCCTGATCTAGGTTCAATTCTTGGATGGTCTACCAAATGGAGTATTTTGGGATTAGGAGGATGGAAGATGGAACTGAAGCCATGTCCGTTTTGTGGTCGTGGAGAAGCCGGGACAAAATGGCATCATGGATATTGGTCAGTCCAGTGTGGTTATCAACACGATGGAACGCCCTCTGATCACTGCTTTCAGGACTGGGGAGAATTTGAAAGCGAGGAACAGGCTGTAACTGCATGGAATAGACGATGTGCACCAAAAGAACCGGAATTACCGTGGCCCTATAGCGTATTTGGAGCAATGCACGAAACGGCAAAAAGCGCATTCGACAATCCTGATAGCCCGTGAACGGCTTGCGTGAAATGACAGAAGGTGAGCCGCCGAATTTAGATGGCAAAAACATTTTTTGATGAGAGGTGGGGGGCGTGGATTGTGAATTTGAGACAGACCATGTATAAGCTGCAAACCGCCCTCTGCCAAAAAGGCGTCTATATCAATATCAACCAATATCAGCATTATTCAAAAAAAAACCGGAAGGATGGTGACGAAATACGTGTTGCAAGAAAAGCGAGAGTATAACGGAAAAACGAAGAACGTCACCATCTTGGAGACGTACCAGCAGGCGGAAGCTGTAAAGTTCTTGGTGGAAATGTACGGTGGTGGATGATGTGAAGCTGACACCAAAGCAAAAGGCGTTTGCTGATTTTTATATTGAGACCGGCAATGCAACAGAAGCCGCTAGGAAGGCTGGATACAGCGAAAAGACAGCGCGGGTGATTGCAACAGAAAACCTAGCAAAACCTGCCATTTCAGCCTATATAGCTGAACGCATGTCAGAATTGGAGAAAAACCGCATTGCCAGCGCCGACGAGGTTGTGGCTTTCTACTCCGATGTCATGCGCGGCAATGTGAAAGACCAGTTTGGCATTGACGCTTCCATCGCCGACCGGCTCAAAGCTGGCGACAGCCTGATGAAACGCCATACAGCAGCAGAAAACGCCAAAAAGAACGCCGCACAGGAAGAGGATGAATTCAAGATTCCGGGTGTCCTGCTGGCGAAAGAATTTGTTGATCTCAACCGCGATATTTCCCAAAAGGCCCACACGGAATATGTCTTGAAGGGCGGGCGCGGCTCCACAAAGTCCTCTTTCATCTCGCTAAAAATTGTGGAGCTGATAAAAAACAATCCGCATATCCACGCGCTGTGCTGCCGGAAAGTGGCGAACACGCTGCGCGATTCTGTACAAGCGCAAATTCAGTGGGCAATCACGGCGCTGGGCCTGGACGATGAATTTGATAGCACAAAGTCTCCGCTGGAGATTACATACACGCCGACAGGGCAAAAGATATTTTTCCGGGGAACCGATGAGCCGAAAAAGCTCAAATCAGTAAAAGCACCGTTTGGGTACATTGGCATCCTGTGGTTTGAAGAGCTGGATCAGTTTTCTGGCGATGATGAGTGCCGTAATGTACAGCAGTCGGTGATTCGCGGCGGCGACGAAGCCTATATTTTCAAGAGCTTCAACCCGCCAAAGGCGAAAAACAACTGGGCCAACCAGAGTTTTGAAACGCCCAAAGAGACGCGCCTTGTCCACAGCTCTGATTACAGGTCCGTGCCTGCTGAATGGCTTGGAAGGACGTTTCTGGACGAAGCAGAGTACCAAAAAGAAATCAATCCGACTGCCTATGAGCATGAATACCTAGGTATTCCCAATGGCAACGGCGGTATGGTGTTTGAGAATGTGGTTGCTGAAACAATCACAGAACAGCAGATTGGGGCATTTGACCGTGTTCTCAATGGCCTGGACTGGGGTTACTACCCTGACCCGTGGGCGTTCAACCGGATGCATTACGACGCTGCACGGCGGACGCTGTATATATTCGATGAGCTGACTGCCTACAAAAAGGGCAACCGCGAAACGGCGGATATGCTGTTGAAGGACCGCAAGCTGACTAGAGAGGATAGAATCACCGCCGACAGCGCGGAGCCCAAGAGCGTTGCTGACTATCAAAACTATGGGCTGCACTGTTACGGTGCCCTGAAAGGCCCCGGCAGCGTAGATTACAGCATGAAATGGCTGCAATCCCTGGTGAAAATCGTCATTGACCCGTCCCGCTGCCCAGATACTTATGAAGAATTTACTGAATACGAATACGAACGCACCCGAGACGGGGAAATCATCAGCGGATACCCAGACCGGGACAACCATCATATCGACGCGGTACGCTATGCCACAGAAACCATTTGGAAGCGCCGCGGGAAGTGACAGAAAGGCGGTGAGGCCGTGAAAACCTATCAGGATTTGCAGGAGTGTGGCGAGGATGAGGCCGCTCGGATTGCGTTCATCCGTGGAGCAATTGCCGACCACAAAAACAGCGCCATTTACAAAACCGCCGTGGACGCGCGGCTCTACTACGACGGCGAAAACCCCACCATCAACCGCTATGAAAAACTGCTCTACGATATGCAGGGCCGCGCCCATCGGGATATGTACACCGCCAATCACAAGATTGCCAGCAGCTTCTTTGGATTCGTGGTAGACCAAGAAGTCAGCTATCTTCTGGGGAATGGCGTGACCCTCTCCAAGGAAGCGGACAAGAAGAAGCTGGGCAGAAATTTTGACCAGAAGGTCAGTCAGGCGGCAGAATATGCCCTCATCGGCGGCGTGTCCTTCGGGTTTTGGAACCTGGACCATGTGGAAGTGTTTGAAATTACCGAGTTTGTCCCGCTCTACGACGAGGAAAACGGGGCGCTGATGGCTGGGATACGGTGGTGGCAGGTCAGCCCGGACAATCCTTTGCGCTGCACTCTATACGAGCCGGACGGATTTACAGAGTATCTTCGAGCCAAAGGAAAAGACATGGCAGTGATGAAGGAGAAACGGGCCTATAAGCTCCGTGTCACCGGCGCAGAGCTGGACAGCACCAAGATATACCAAGGGGAAAACTATCCGGCCTTTCCCGTCGTCCCGCTGAAGAACAACCGGGAAAGCAAGTCTGAACTGTGGGGAAAACGGAATACTGTAGATGCGCTGGATCTGGCCTGTTCAAATATGGTCAACAACGTAGACGAGGGAAATCTCATCTATTGGGCGCTGGTCAACTGTGACGCAATGGATGATCTGGACGATGCCGCCTTTTTGCAGAGGATCAAGATGACCCGTGTGGTTCACGTGGACGGCGGCGAAGGAGCCTCAGCGGAACCACATTCCATAGAGGCCCCGTTCAACGGAACACAGTCCACCATTGATATGCTGGAGAAAAAGCTATATCAGGACTTCCAGGCGTTTGACGCGTCGGCGGTGACTGCCGGCAACCAGACGGCCACGGCAATCAAGGCCAGCTATGTGCCGCTTGACCTGAAAACGGACAAGTTTGAGCGGCAAGTGACGGAGTTTATTTCCGGTATTCTTGCTTTGGCTGGCATTGACGGAGAGCCTACATACACAAGGAACCAGATTATCAACAAATCAGAAGAAATTCAGTCTGTTTTGATGGTTGCGCCGTATGTGACACAGGAATATTTGACCCGTAAACTGCTGACCATCCTGGGCGACGCTGACATGGCGGAGGACATTCTAAAGCAGATGGCGGCGGACGATTTGGGCAAGTTCGACGGCAACGCCAATGACATCGCAGACACCGCCACGGACACGCCGACCACAGATGAGGCCATTGACGCCGCCGAGGAAGCTGTAGGGAAACACTGAACGACTCCCAGATCTCCAGCCTTATCACGGTAATTAAGGGCCTGAAAAGCGGAGACATCACGGATGGACAGGCCGCACGGATTCTGATGACCGCCATTGGCGTGACGCGGGAGGAAGCGCTGGCGATTATAAGGGGTGAGGAATGATGGATAGAATCAGAAAGTTTTTCCGGCAAATTTTCTGCAAGCATTATAATGCTGATTTACTCCGCTGGCATTGGACACACGGGCCTTACGGGAATGAGCCTGCTTTTATTGAAGCGGAATATCGTTGCAAAGAGTGTGGAAAGACTGTCTATCTGCACCAGCGCGGAAAAGAGGCCCGCGATTGGTCAAAGGCAATGGGAGAGCATAAAAAGGTATGAAGCGCAAGCCTGACCCCGCCCACGTTATAACCGACCGCGAGCTTGCCGCCCTGGAATCCCGCATCGCAGCCGAATACAAAAATGCCGCTAAGGAGCTGCAAGAGAAAATCGACGTCTACTTCGAGCGGTTTAAGGAGCGGGACGCAGAACAGCTCCAGCTTTTGCAGGAGGGGAAAATCACCCAGCAGCAGTACACCCAATGGCGGCTGGCGCAAGTCGGGCGTGGGAAACGATTCGAGGCCCTGCGGGACCGGGTGGCGGAGCGGATGACCAACGCCAATGAAGTGGCGGCGGCGTACATAAATGACACTACGCCCGGCTTGTACTCCCTTAACCGCAATTATGCCGCCTACACGATTGAACAGCAGGTGGGCGCGGACGTGGGCTTTGACCTTTGGGATGAGCAGACCGTCCGCCGCCTGATTGTGGAGCAGCCGGACCTTATGCCATACTACCCGCCAAAACGTGCCGTGAATCGAGGTATTGATTTGGCATGGGGAAAGCGGCAGATCACCGCCCAGGTCACCAGCGGCATTCTCCAGGGTGAGAGCATCAAGCATCTTGCGGACCGACTCCAGACCAACATCCCCACAATGAACCGCAACAGCGCCATTCGTGCGGCACGTACTGCCGTGACGGGGGCGCAAAACGCCGGGAGGCTGGACAGCTATTTCCGCGCTGAGGAAATGGGCATCAAGCTCAAAAAGCAGTGGGTGGCTACGCTGGATAATCGGACGCGCCATGCCCACGCTGCGCTAGATGGGCAAGTGAAGGACAACGACAGGCCTTTTGAGGTTGCCGGATATACCATTATGTACCCTGGGGATCCGTCGGCCGCACCGGAAATGGTCTATAACTGCCGATGCACCATGATCGCAGAGGTAGAGGGCGCGCCCAAGCCACCCAACCCTCTGCGGCGGGCCAGGGACCCGGAGACGGGGAAAAATATAGTGATTCCCGACATGACCTACGCCCAGTGGGAATCCTGGAAATCCTCAGAAAACCGGTATGTGTGGGAGACGTTCCAGAGGAAGGGCCGCAACATCGCTGGGGATCAAAAGCAGTTTGAAGAATACCGGTCTGTTCTGGGTAAAAACGCGCCAAAAAGCATTGTGGAATTCCAAGATTTGAAGCATAATGGTGGTGAAAAGTGGGAACGGCTGAAATCCTTCCGCCGGTATAAAGGCCGCGTTCCGGAGGCAACACAAGCTGACTTTGAAAAATATCTTGCGGTTAAGGAAACCGGAGTAATCGGAACGATCAGAGTGCCTCCCGAGAAGATAGACGCTTCGGCGCTGACATTCCGGGATGAACACGCCGCACGGCATGGCTGTACCGTCAAAGATGCCAAAGGATATGTTGAGAGCGCATATTGTTCCATAGCGAAGAAAAGATGGGATGGATTCAGCATAAACTACTATTCTGCAAACGGAGCGGCCTATGTTGATAAAGAAACGATGGAAATAAAAACATCTTTCAGCAGGAAAGATTATGACCCGAATACAAAAGCGATTTTGGAGGTGTTTGAATGAAAACGGTATATTGCCCCGTCATTGATGGACAGATAGATGGAACAACCTGCACGGAGATCGTTGATGTGGCTGATGGACTTATTAACAAAAGAATCTTAGAGGATTATGATCCTGTTATCCTTTGGAACGAGGATCAGCGTCAAAAATGTTTGAACTGCAGGTGGCACGCAGATATCGAAGAGGAGGATTGATATGGCGGACACTGTTCGTATCGAAATCACCGACAACAGTGGCCTAGTCAAAGAGGAAATGCTTTCCGCAGCTCTGCGGGCGCTGGAGAAGTGCGGCCTCATTGCCGAGGACCACGCCAAGCGCCTTTGTCCCGTGGATACCGGAAATTTGCGCAACAGCATCACCCACCAGGTGGACAGCGGAGATCTGGCAGTATACATCGGCACCAACAGCGAGTACGCCGCCTTTGTGGAGCTGGGCACCGGTAAATACTACCCGGGCGGTCGTCAAACGTCGTGGGCGTATCAGGATGCACACGGCAACTGGCACCTGACACACGGTCAGCGGGCACAGCCGTATTTGAAACCGGCGGTGGCGGACCATGCGCAACAGTACAAAGGAATTATTGCGGAGGAATTAAAAAAATGAGGGATAGATGTGAAATTTGCGGTTCAACTTTTGATTTGACAGAAGTCTATGAACGCGCTTGTGACGAAAATTCTCCGTCTGCTACGCTTTGCGGAAAGTGCAAAAAGAAGTATTTTGATTATTTACTCCCTGACATTTTTGGATTTTCTTGGCGTATTCCAAAACTTCCTTATATCCACACATCAACGCTGGCGGAAAACTTGGTTTTAAAACACAAGACAAAAGATATAAAGAAGACTGATGATATGCAAGTAACCTACAACGGATTCACCGGGGAACTGGTAAAACTGGAACGAGTATCACGAGACAAATCCGACGTTCCGATTGGGATAAAATTCGACCAGCTACCGTTTGACCTTTCCATCTACGACAGCCAAAAGAATGTTACCCACTCCTTCACCGGCGTAAAACTGGAGGACGTGAAGTTCCTGGGCGGGGCGGTGACGTTCGGTAGCTGAAAAGCTGCAAATCAGTAGTAAAAAATCAACAGAAAGGATTGATGAAAATGTTGGTAGAGATTATGAAGTTTGGGCGCGAAGAGCGGGCTGGTTGCACCAGCCTAGATGTAGCGGAGACGTTCGAAAAAGACCATCGGCATGTACTTCGCGATATCCGCGAGTTGGGATGCAGCGATGAATTTCGAGTGTCCAATTTTGGACAGTCCTCTTACATTAATGAGCAGAACAAGATGCAGCCGATGGTAGTCATGACCCGTGATGGGTTCACGCTCTTGGCAATGGGCTATACCGGCGAACTGGCTATGAAGTTCAAAGAGGGCTACATCAAGCAGTTCAACGCGATGGAAGCGGCCCTTCGTGGAAAACTCGTTGAGCGAGAAAAGGGGATTGCTGTACGGCAGGCCCTGACAAAAGCACTCCAGCAATCCAACGAGGACGCCAGAATGTACGGCCACGCCTATTCTACATACACTAACTGCATCTATAAGGTGCTGTTCGGAATGGATGCTAAGCAGCTACGTGAGAAGTTCGGCATCAGCAAAAAAGATGGACTTCGAGACTGCTTTTCGCCAGAAGAACTGCGAGCAGTGCAGTCTATGGAGTGCTTGGTCAGCGGTCTGGTAGACTGCGGCTGGGAGTACCAAAAAATAAAAGATTTTATTCAAGCAAACAATTCTATGCGGCAACTGGCCGCTTAAGGAAAAACGATCCACAAAGCACAGCATTAGGACTGAGCGTGGACAGCTATCGAGGTTTTCTCGGTATCTGTCACGCTTTTTCTTTTGGTAAAACCCGCGAAGCACAGCGGCTTTTATACAATGTTCGCCCCCAAAGAACCGGGGACAAAGAAAAGGAGAACGAACAATGGCACTGACAAGGAAGTTTTTGAAAGCGATGGGCATCGAGGATGAGAAGATCGACCAGATCATTGAGGCCCACACCGAAACCGTGTCCAGCCTGAAAGACCAGCTTGACGGTCAAAAGGCGGACGCAGACAAGCTGGCCGACCTCCAAAAGCAACTGGACAAGGCCAATGCTGACCTGGAAGCCGTGAAGAAAGACGGCTGGAAGGACAAGCATGACGCCCTCAAGAAGGAATTTGAGGACTACAAGGCGGGTGTGACCGCCAAGGAGGCCAAGTCCGCCAAGGAATCGGCAGCGCGGGCCTACTACGAGAGCAAGGGCATCACCGGCAAGGCACTGGACATCGCCGTGCGGGGAAGTACCGAGGAAATCTCGGCACTTGAGCTGGAGGACGGAAAAATCAAGGACTTCGCCGCCCTGGAGGCCCTAGTGAAGGGCGATTTCTCCGGCCTGGTGAGCACCACCACAACCACCGGCGCGAATACTGCCCACCCGCCCGCCAACAACGGAGGCGAGAAGAAGGACCCTGTAAACACACGGGCGGCGCAGATTGCCGCACAGTACCACAACAATCTCTACGGAGAACTCAAAAAGGAGTGACAAAAAATGTCTTTTATCGGAAGCACCCAGAAGGGGCAGACCTATGCCCCCGGCTGGTTCCTGGCCAACAATGAGAACTGCACCCGGGAGACCCGCCAGATCGCCCAGGCCGGCGCGGTCACCGGCCCCAATGGGGCCAAGTACGTCAAGATGGGCACCGTGTACCCCGCCAATGACAACACGGCGGAGGGTATTGTCTATGAGGACGTGGATGTGTCCACCGGCGATATGCCGGGCAGCGTGGTGACGGCTGGGGAGATCTACGAGGACCGTCTGCCCGCGGCTCTTGCGGAGGCGGCAAAGACGGCTCTGTCTGGGAAGGGCTTTGCCTTCAAGACGGCCCCCTCCGTGACCAGGCCCTACTGAGAAAGGAGAGAAAATCATGCCTATTTGGAAGGACAACATTCTGGGCCTTGTGCCGGAGCAGGATTGGATGAGCATCGACTTTAACCCCGCCCGGCAGAACGACCCCATCGACGGTCTGTTTGACGATGTGCGGACCGACAACTTGGTGGCCTACTGGCAGACCATTGCGGCGGAGTATCAGATCCCTATGATGGCCCAGTTCCACGCCTTCGACACCGAGGCGCAGACCACCTTCCGGGTGCCTGTGGATACCCACTACATCGAGAAAGGCCTCGTCAAGGTCAAGATCAACCAGTCTGAGCGGATGCGGGCGCTGCTGCGTTCCGGCGTTCGGGAGGACGCCCTCTACGATTACGTCATCCGGGACGGCGCACGGCTGGCAGAGCAGGTAATCACCCGCTCCAAGGTGGCGAAAAATGAGCTGATGGCCACCGGCAAGATCACCATTAAGGAGAACAACCTGAATCTGTCCCCGGACTACGGCGTGACGGAGGAGCAGACCTCCTTCGAGCTGGATCTCTCTCCGAACGCGGACGTCACCGCCCAGATTCAGGCTATTGTGGACGCCGCTCTGGCAAAGGGAGTCACCCTCACGGGGCTCCAGACCTCCCGGAAGAACCTCACCAAGATGCGCAATAACGCCTCCCTCCAGAAGGCTGTCAACGGCAGTATCGGCGCGGGTGCTCTTCTGTCCGCTGGGGCGCTGGAGTCCTATCTGGAGACGGAGTTTGGCATCGGCAGAATCATCACCAATGATCTGACCTATGGCGCGGAGGCGGACATTGGGGAGGATGGCAAGCCCAAGATCACCACAGCCCGCTATTACCCCGATAACAAAGTTACCTTCTTCGCGTCCAACCCGGCGGGCCGACTGGGGACGTGCGCCTGGGGAGATCCGCCTGAGGCCACGGTGGGCAGCCTGACCACCGCATCCGCCAGCGAGGAGAGCCCCTATGTGTACATCGACCAGTGGACAGAGGACGATCCTAAGGTTCTGTGGACAAAGGCCAGCGCCCTGTTTATCCCCGTGCTGTACAACCCTTCCAGCCTGTGGATTGCCACCATCAAGGGAACGGAGTCCTCCACAAGAAGCGCTCAAACAGAGCCCCAGGCGGAGTCTGCCACGAAGATCAGAATGACCAGCAAGTAAAAAAGGTGGAAAATATGGAACTCAAAGACACAATCGCCATGATGGAGAGCGCCGACTATAAAGAGCGGTTCAAGGCCGAATATGAGCAGTTGCGTATCCGCTTTGAGAAACTGAACGCAATGCTTAGCAAGTGGGATGCCGGCACGCTTCCGTTTAACCCCACTTGTCCGAGAAGCACATATAACATCCAGGTTCGGGCTATGGCAGACTATCTTGCTGCCCTGGAAGCACGGGCCGTTATGGAGGGCGTAATCCTGTAATAAAAGGAGGGCGGCGCGATGCTGGAACAGATTCTGACAGAGCTCCACAACTGGTTCCGGGTGCGGGATGGGTTGAACGGAATTCATCCCGGCACCTATACCATCGAGGACGGCGGCATCACGCTGCCCTTCCTTCGTGACGGGCAGTATTTCCGCATCTGCGGCAGCGTGTTCAACGACGGACTGCACCAGTACGGCCCCGCAATGGAGATATTGCAGGATGAAACCTTTGACGGGGCTGTCTGGGCGTTGGCTATCCCCAAAACCGTGGTGGATCTGGCCGGAGAGATTGCCGCATGGCAGGAAAAGTACGGGGCGGTCATTGACAGCCCGTACACCAGTGAGAGCTTTGGCGGCTACAGCTATAGCAAGGCCAGCGGAGCCGGTGACATTGCCGGTTCCGGCGGCTGGCAGGCGGCGTTCCGGACCCAACTGAACCCATACAGAAAGTTGAGGGAGATTTGATGGAACTGTCCGCGTTGACAAAAGCGTTTCAAACTCTGATAGGCGCAGACGGCGACTTGCCAGATGCGGTGCTAAGGATATTAATGTCCCCAGAAAAGGACAGCATCTTTTCCTCCTATGTTGACATGGTGGGCGGCGATTTGCAAACAGATGAACTGCAAAAAATTTTTCAATACTACTACGCCGACCGCAAAGAAAAGATGCAGGACTACACGCCGAAGAATATTGCCAAACTGTGTGCTGTCGCAACCGATACGGGCGGAACCATTGTTTATGACCTATGCGCCGGAAGTGGTGCGCTGACTATCCAGAAATGGGTACAGGACCCAAACAAGACCTTCATCTGTGAGGAACTGGACGAACGGGTAATTCCGTTGCTGCTGTTCAATATGGTGGTTCGGAACATGGGCGGCTATGTGCTGAACAGAAACGCTCTGACGCTGGAATTTGCAAAGGTTTATAAATTGGCCCCTGGTTCTCGATTTTCTGAAATTGAGGAAATCCAGCAAGCCCCCGATATTCTGGCCGATGAAGTCATTTCAAACCCGCCATACAACATGAAGTGGGAAGCGCCTGCGCCCATGCTGGCAGACAGGCGCTTCCAAGGGAAACCAATTCCTTCAGCTTCCAACGCAAACTTTGCCTTTGTCCTGACGGCTCTACACCGCATGAAGCCTGACGGGCGGTGCGCCTTTGTTTTACCGTGTGGCGTGTTGTCCAGTGAGTCGGAAAAAGAAATTCGGGAGTATCTGATGAACGCCGGAATGGTGGAGCGTGTGATTTCGCTGCCGGATAAGATGTTCGAGGCTACCAGCATTCCAACCTGTGTAATTGTGTTTTCCTGCGGCAATAAGTCCGTGAAGTTTTACGACTGCCGCAGAAAAGCGGTGCAGGAACAGCGCGACCAAAACGGGCAGTTTGGCGGAGCGCCCCACGAAAACAGGACATACCACAAGACGGTCAATGTTCTGCCGGATGATGTGATTGCCACTATATGCGGTGACTGTGATAGCGTGGCGGAGTTTTCGCAGGAAGTCAATATTGAGGAAATCGCAAAGAACGACTACAACATCGTCCCGTCAAGGTACATAGCGCTTCAAGAGCGGGAAACTCAACACCGCCCCTATGCTGACATTATGGCGGACATCAACCGCGTTTCCAGAGAGCGGAGCGTTATCAAAATCACCTGCAACGAAACGCTTGCAAAAGCAATCGGGCTGTACGAGGTTGCTGAACTGGAAAAGCAGTCAGACGATGCAGGGATTGACAAAATATTTCAACTTCTGGGCGGTCATTATGAAAGCAGACGCTATATTACGCTTTCCAAAAACAAAAATGAGTTCAGAGTTGACAATCAGGACAAGGAGATTTTATCCAGTCTTATCAGTTTCTTTCTCCCGATGTGGAAACAGCATATTTTCTATTTGAACCAAGAACAAAATCGTCTACTAGCAGAATTGCGGGACGCTATGCTGCCGGAATTGATGAGCGGAAAATTGGAGGTATCGACAGAATGAGCCTTTTACAAGAGTACATGGAGCCCTGCCAACTGATTGAGAAAAAGCGCGTCCCGGACGGCGAGGGCGGTTTTATCACCAGCTGGGCGGATGGGGCGGAGTTCAAGGGCGCCGCGGTCTGCGACACCTCCATGC